TAATGCATTTTAGGGGTTTACATTCTCAGTTACTTGTGATAGTATATACATATACTTACTAAGGAGAATAGCTATGGCAGCTCGTAAAAAAGCTACAGTACGTGCAAGACCTAAGACTGGTCTTGGTGGTGCTCCAATGAATGATGGTTTTGAAAAATTCAAATATTATGTTCATATGGAAGTTGATCGTAAAGAACTTACTAGTATTACAAAAGCTTTTATTAAGAAAACATTTTCAAAAGAAGATACCAAAGCTATTCTTGCAAATCCTGAGTACAATTTCTATATGTACTCTTTACATGCATCAGCAATTTATTGGACCAACTTAGAACTTACGTTGCCTTCAAATTATGCTAATGCAATAAATCGTATTAAGCAATTCTATACTGACTTAATTGAGTCTGGTAAAAAAATCCTAGAGGAGAAAGCGCAAGCTGATTCGGCTGCGTCAAATGTTATTGTGTTGACTCCTCAACAGCGTCTTTTCAACAAAATTCAAGAAACAGTTATGACTGATTTGGATGAGTTGGAAGACGCTTGGATTGCCGGCGAAGAACCTGAATTTGATATGTACAATACTTTTAAGCTTCACGGTTTGAGCAATGCGCATATTGCTCCTGTTTTGAAGCGACTAGAAGGTTGGCTATTAGATTACGAGGATGCTTATCATAAGCGTTGTGAACAAGCTGTTGAAGGTTATTCACATGTTAAGCGTCCAGTTCTTCGTCGGCGGATTAAGTTAATCCAAGATATGATTGCTGATCTAGATAGAGTCAAAGCTTCTGCCAAAGCTACACGTAAGACTCGGACACCTAAGCCTAGAGCTGCTGATAAGCAAGTGTCTAAGCTTAAATACCTTAAAGAAGATAATAGCTTTAAGATTACTTCTATTCTTCCAATTACTATTGTTGGAGCTATGAGACTATATGTCTTTAATGTGAAAACAAAAGAATTGACTGAATATATTTCAAGTTCAACAAAAGGGTTTGAAGTAAAAGGTACAACATTACAAAATGTTGGAGAAGAGTCTCGTAAAACTAAGTTGAGAAAACCAGATGAGGTTCTTCCAATCGTGCAGACTAAAACACCAAAACAGGTAGATACATTATGGCAAACTTTGACTACAAAAACAAATTCACCAAATGGGCGACTAAACTCGGATTGTGTATTATTGCGGGTGCTGGACCGGTAGCCGCAGAACCAATCGAAAGAATTAAATACGAAGAGCTTCATTGCTTAACACAAAATGGATACTATGAAGCACGTGGAGATGGATATGCTTCAGTTATGGCCGTAACTGCAGTAGTACTTAATAGAGTAAATGATCCTCGTTATCCAAACGATATTTGTGGAGTAGTATATCAAGGCCCTACTGACTCTAAAGGTAATCCTCTTCGTGACCAATGCCAGTTCTCTTGGTATTGCGACGGTAAAGCAGATAATATGCCTGATGGAAAACTTAAAGCTTTAGTTGAAATTGTTGTGTACGAAGCTCTAAGTCTATGGTATAATAATATTGATATTACCGAAGGAGCTACTCATTATCATGCAGACTATGTCAATCCAAGCTGGGCAAGAAGCCTTGCATACACAACTCGAATTGGTACCCATAAGTACTACAGATGGAATTAATAATCTAATGTTAGAAGGTAAAATACTTACTAAGAAAAGATTTTCTACTATTGTAGAAAAAAAAGTAAGCAAGTTTCAATTGTCTTATTTAGACGCAATCTTAGAAGTATGCGAAGAACTTGAGTTTCCAGTAGAAGATGTTGGTCGTGTTATTACACCAGCTCTAAAAGAAAAAGTCACTGCTGAAGCTCAACGTCTCAATATGATTAAAGACTCTAACACGGCAACATTACCAATATGATTATGGAACCATACGACGCTTTTCGCTTTTACCAATCTATGAAATTACATTTTGAATCTGATAGCTATGACGCTATCAAATATAACTATAAAACTTCTGTAAAGCCTCAATCTTTTTGGAAACGAAGAGATAAGTATTTCTTTGCTAAGGTTGGTAAAAAGTTTAATGACGCGTCAGAGTTGATTCGTTATTATGTTTCATATTTTATTCAAGACAAAAACTGGATTGGTGATATGTTAGATGACGATGATACTTATAGGCTATACCAAAAACGTATGCAATCGCTTGGTTATATCTTTGAACAAGATTTATCTAAGCTAGCTGAACTTGGTAACTTTGATCAAGTATTGGATTCCTCTGATGGGCATCCATTAATTATTACAAGTTTTATGGCTGGAGATATAAATATAGAAACAGTGGTAATACTAAACCAGCTGACTGGCTTTATGAATAAGGCCGATAAAGAAATAACCGAAACTATTGTGTGGCCAGATGTCTCACGAAAGATTCGTAAATATTCACCCTTTGTAAGTTATGATTTAGAAAAAGCTAAAAATATCGTGCTGAGGGTGTTTACACAATGACAAAATTGTGTTATAATATTATGTATAAAGTGGATAATTCAGTAAATACAAATACATACGGAGAAAATATATGTCTTTTGAAAATCTAAAACGTAACCGCGGTTCTATCGACGCACTTACTAAAGCAGCAGAAGCTGCAAGTGGTGGTCAACAGCAAAAACAGTCTTATGTAGATGATCGTTTTTGGAAACCAACAGTTGATAAAGCCGGTAATGGTTATGCAGTAATTCGTTTCCTACCAGCACCCGAAGGCGAGGATCTCCCTTGGGTTCGTTATTGGGATCATGGCTTCCAAGGTCCATCAGGTCTTTGGTACATCGAAAATTCTCTTACATCAATTGGCCAAAACGATCCAGTATCTGAAATGAATTCAGTACTGTGGAATTCTGGTCGTGAAGAGGATAAGCAAATTGCTCGTGATCGTAAGCGTCGCTTGCATTATGTAGCTAATATTATGGTTGTTTCTGATCCAGGTAATCCAGATAATGAAGGTAAGGTATTCCTTTATAAGTTTGGTAAAAAAATCTTTGATAAGATTATGGATGTTATGCAACCACAATTTGCCGATGAAGATCCAGTGAATCCATTTGATTTCTGGGAAGGTGCGAATTTCAAACTTAAGATTCAACAAGTCGCGGGTTACCGTAACTATGATAAATCTGAGTTTGCTAATAGCTCTGCTCTATCAGATGATGATGAGCATCTAGAAGGTGTCTACAATCGTTTGTATAGTCTACAGGATTTCCTCGATCCTAAAAACTATAAAACATACGATGAACTAAAGACTAAGTTGAATCGTGTCCTTGGCCAAGAGGATATGGTTATGACTACAGCTGAGTCTATCTCACTTGATGATCCAGCACCAGCTCCATCGCAACCAGCTTATGAACCAGTTGAAGCATCTCCATCTTCGGATAGTGATGATGATACCTTAAGCTATTTCCAAAAATTGGCTGCAGGCCAATAATAAAAAAGGGACCTTTCGGGGTCCCTTTTCTTTTAATATGAGAAGTTTAGAAAGTCTCGTTTGAGGAAATCGTCTGGTGTAATTCCTTGTTGGATTGTATAATTCGAACTAGATACATTGTTTGTATTATTAGAACTACTTCCACCTTGTATTACCATTGGACCACCCATGCCTCCGTACTCGCCAGATCCCGCCGCGGCTTTAGCGTTTATTAAATCATTAATAGCCATTAAAACTTGACCTTGAGGAGAATTTAATGGGGTAATAATTTCTTGGCCATGTAGCATTACTGGAGTACCAGATTCTGGCGCGTTTACAATACCACCAGCATTTGCTTGAGGTAGCATTGATAGTTGTTCCATTAACTCATCAATAGCTTCTTGTCTAGAATAGATATTTCCGAAACCGTATCTTTCGTCTCCTGAAGAGATTTTTGACTGATGAAGTTCGATCTGGTCTTGTAATGATTGTCTTTGTTCTTCTATAGAATCAGGCTGCATCCAAGAAGGAAGCATTGCTTGCAAAACGCCTTTTATTTCTTCAAAGGATGGAATAAAATCAAATAGATCTGTGAAGAATGATTTTACCTTTTCAATTGTAGAATCAAATATTTGCTGGATTACTCCTTTATCGTCTTCTTTAGAAGACCATGTAAACATATCAGTAAACCACTTTTTAGTCGCGGTCCATTTACCTGAAATAAAGTCAGTAAGGTTTGTCCAACCAGCCGCTATTCCATCAGAAGCCCACGTGAATAGTCCTGTAAACCAAGTATGAACTTCATTCCATTTACTTGATACAAAATCAGTTACACTGGTCCAACCGGCTGCCAATCCATCAGAAGCCCAAGTTAATTTTTCAGTAAACCAAGTTTTTACTTCGGCCCATTTGCCTGATACAAAGTCTGTAACATTGGTCCAACCTTGAGCAATTCCTTCAGATGCCCAAGCCCATAAATCAGTAAACCATGTTTTTACTGCAGTCCATTTACCTGAAATATAATCTGTAAGGTTTGTCCAACCTGCGGCTAATCCGTCAGATGCCCAAGTAAATAAACCATTAATCCATTCAAAAGCAGGTTTAAGCGCAGTATCATGTATCCAATTTGCAATTGATGTAAATCCTGCGGCAATACCATTCCAAAGATTTGTTAATGTTGCAACAGGATCAGTAAATAAACCTTTTACCCAAGCAACAGCCTTTTCAACTACATCAAAAATTGCTGTAAGTATTTTATCAATTTCAGCTGAGAAT